GCCAAAGCACAAAATGAAATTCGTTGTGCTCGCAAAGATTTAGAAAAAGCAACCAATAGAATAAGTTTTATTTTATTGATTGTAAACAAACTGATTAATAGAAAAAGGATTGAAAGATGAAATTAAGCCAATTAGCCGCAAAACCCCAACTAATCAAATTAACAATAGATGATGAAACTATTGTATCTACCTACGGTGATGGAGAACCAATTGAATTTTGGACATGGGATCGCCAGCCATTGACAACATTTTTGAAATTATCAGGAGCTAATAATGATAATTCAGCAATGGTAGAAGTAGCCCGTGGATTAATTCTTGATGAAACAGGAAAAGAAATTATCAACGATGAAACAAGCCTACCTGCTCCATTAATGATTAAAGCAATTACATTAATTGTTGAACGCCTGGGAAAGTAGTAGGCGGGGAAGTAAATTGGGAAGATCGAGATGTAATGTTAGCTATTACTCTCGATAATCTTGCCCATAGGTATAATTGCTTACCAAGCCAGGCCTTAATTCATGCTTCAACCTTAGATTTGTATGTTTTAGATGTTAGTAGCCGTTGGTATAAATTCCAACAAGATAAGGCAAGCGGAGCAATTGACAGTCAACCTCGCCCAAGCGAAGTAGAAATGTTAAAAATGGTTGAGCGTGTTAAAAAAGGGATAACCCCGGGTAATGGAGCAATTAAAAAATGATAACATTAAATTTTGATACAGTTTTAATGGAAAGAAAATTGACAGCATTGAGTAATGTAGTACCAGGATTGATGCCGGGTGCATATCAATATTTTCGAAATGCAACGCCTGTAAAAACTGGTAATGCTAGAAGTAATACAACATTAGTAGGTAATGTTATCTATGCAAATTATCCTTATGCCGCAGTCTTAGATGCAGGTCGTGGATATAGAAATGGTCAAATGCGTGGTTCTGAACAAGCTCCATACGGTATGTCTGCTCCAACAATTAATTTAGTTATGAAACAATTAGCAGTTGCTATGGCTCAAGCTATTATGAGTATAAAAGGATAAGTCATGGCAGATTTGAATTTTACTTTAGGCGGCGATAGTAGTGAATTAAATCGTGCTATTGAAGAAGCCCAAAAAAGATTAGAAGAATTAACTAAATCAGTTATTAAAAGTAATGAAGCTATTAATGATGCTAAACAAAATTTAGCATATTTGCAATCATTCAAACAATTAAAAGATAGTATCGAATCAGTTGTTGGTAGTTCTAAACAATTTGAATCTTCTCTTTCAAGTTTAATTACTAAACTTGGTTCATTATATGCCGCAAAACAATTAATACAATGGGCAGAATGGGCAAATAATATAAGTCAAACTGCTAAAGCAATTAATTTTACTACAAGTGAATTAGTTTCTTTCCAAGCCGCTGTTATGCAATCTGGTGGATCAGCTCAAGCCGCAAGTCGTGGTATTGAAATGTTTTATATGAAACTTGATCAAGCACGACAAGGTGGTTTACAACAACAATATGCTTTCCAAAGATTAGGAATTACCTTACAGGATCTAAAGAAATATGATGATCCAACATTATTCCAAATGACTCTTAAGGCACTTGCTGAATTACCTCCAAGTGCTGAACGAAACCGTATTGAAGTAGAATTATTAAGTCGTAGTTTCCGTGGTATTCCTTTACAAGATGTTCAAAAACAATTTAATGAAACTAAAGGAACATTTGCCCAATTTGGTCCTGTATTAGATGATGCTGGTAAGGCTTATCGAAATCTAATGCAAGATCTTATGAATTTTAAGATTGCAATACTAAGTATATTCCAACCAATCTTAAAATTAATGGGCGATTCAACCATTAGTGTACAGACTTTCCAAAAGGCATTAGTTGATCTAGCATCGGCATTTGTTGCTGTAAGATTAGCCATGGCACTTCCAACATTCCAAGCCGCAATTATCATGTGGAAGGATATGACCATTGCAGTTAGAGCCGCGGCAGTAGCTTTAAGAGAATTTAGCATTGCAGAAGCACTTGCCGCTAATGCTACTGGATTAGGAGCATTGTTAAACCTTGTTCTTAAATTAGTAGCAGGTTTAGCAATATTCTTCGGCGTTGAAGCCGCAATGAATAAAATCTTAAATGATAGTGCAGAATCAAATAAAAAGGTTAACGAAGAAAAACAAAAAGAAGTAGATAACAATAACAAATTATCTACCTCAGGCCAAGAAGTATACACAATGTATGCTAAAATGAATGCCGCCATTATGGAACAAACCAAGGCATTCAAAGACAATATTCAAGCACAAATTGATAATATTAAATCAAAAGATGCTACTGCTGGTTTAAGCAATGAAGCCAAAGCTAAAATGGACGAAGAAATTCGTGTTAGAGAAGAATTCCGTCGTAAAATTGCTGAACTTAATACAAAATTAAAAGAAGCTCAATCTGCCCGTCCAGAAGATGAAGCCTACTATACTCAAGGTACACTTAAAAAAGCAATCCAAGATTTAACAGCCGCACAAGACAACTATGTTAAATCTGCGGGAGCCGCGGCGGCTATACGAGCTAAAAATAATGATGCTGATCAAATGGCGTTATTATTAAAAGAAGATCAAATTAAAATTCAAAAAACATTAGCAGACATTCAAGTTAGCATTGATGAAATGACATTATCAAGCGATCAAAAGAAAATTGCTAATATTGAAAAACAAACAAATGAATATATTAAACTTGCTACTGAAAAACGCCGTGCCCAATTAGGAGCTAATGCTACAGATCAAGACTTAGCAGAAGATAAGATACTTCAACAGACCATTGCAGGCATTAAAGAAAAACAAGCCGCAGTTGTTGATGCAACTAAAAAAGAAATCGATGCTAGTCGTGATTGGTCAAATGGTTGGAAATTAGCATTTAACGAATATAAACAAAATGCTCAAGATGGAGCCGCTACTGCTAAAAAATTATTCGATGATAGTACAAAAGGCATGGAAGATGCTATTGTTAACTTTGCTAAAACAGGTAAACTTAGTTTTGATCAATTGTTACAAACATTAGCAGAAGATATTCTTCGTAGTCAAATTAAACAATTATTTGCTAATATGTTTACTGCTGGTGGATTAACAGGCGGAACAGCAGGCGGTGGAAGTTTATTTGGAAGTTTTGGTAAATTGCTTGGATTTGCCGATGGAGGAACAATTCCAACAAATAGTCCTGTATTGGTAGGTGAGCGTGGCCCAGAAATTATTAGTGGAGCACAAGGAATGAATGTTACGCCTAATGGTGCTTTGGGAACAAATGTTACTTACAATATTAATGCAACAGATGCTCGTAGTTTCCAACAAATGATTGCCCAAGATCCTAGCTTTATCTATGCTGTAACATTGCGTGGTCAAAATATGATACCAGGCGCAGGAGGATTATAATGAGTTTTCAATGGATTATAGACAATGCACAAGATGTGCAGATCAATAAAAGAGGTATTGTTGCCTCAACAATGGCCCGTGACCAAACAGTTCGTGCTGTTAGTCGCGGTGGAATCATTTGGCGTTTTACAGTTACTCCTGCAAGTGGTTTAAGATATAATGATCCAGGTGTTAGAGCATACATTGAAACTATAGATAATTTTGATCGTTATACACCTGCGTATGTAAATTTTAGTCATACTAATTTATTTCCTTATCAAGGTACAACACAACCAACAAGCATAACTGTTACACAAGGTAGTAATCTTGCAACAATATCAGGTGGTAGTGGAACAAAATTAAAAAGTGGTGATGTTGTTCAATTAAGTGGACAACCTCGAGTTTATAGTGTATTTGGAGATGTTACAGGAACCAATGTGGTATTAAATCGTCCTGTATTAGAATCTAGTGGAACTTATACATTATTAGTAGGTAATAATGTTCAATTTTATGTTATCTGTACACAAATTCCAGATTATAAAATTAGTCCCGGTGGTATTGTTACTTGGGATAAACCATTTATATTTGTAGAGAGTTTACCAACACCATGACCACTGCCTTAAATTTAGCACCTTATGTTGGCATACAACAAGCAACTTTTATTCGTATGGTTTTCACACAAAATGGAAGCCAGGTTGTAGTGCGTGTAAGCAATCATTCAACTCCATTTAGTATTACTGAAAGTGATGGTCAAAGTTATAGTTATCCTGCTGTAGGCACATTGTTGGGTGTTACTCAAATTGCCAATGAACTTAAATCCAGCCAAGCTGATGTAACTATTTCACTATCAGGGATACCTGCACAATATATGAGTGATATTGTATCCAATCCAATTAAAGCGGCTCCAGTAGAAATACGCAAGGTATTTTTTGATACTAGTGGAAATTTCTTAAACATTGCTGGAAATCCAATATTAGAATTTGTTGGTGTTGTTAGTAATTTCTCTATTGATGAAAAGTGGACAAATTATTCAAGTCAAACAGTAACCAGCACAATTAATTTAACTTGTGCAAGTACCTTAGCGGTATTAAGCAAACAAGAAGCAGGACGCAGAACCAATCAAGCAGATCAAAACTATTGGTTCCCAGGAGATAATGCAATGAATCGTGTGGCATCATTAACAGATGCGGTATGGGACTTTGGTGGAACAGCACCTGTGAGTACAATAAATTCAACTACCGGTCAGGTAGTACAGGCATAAGGAAAAGATATGGGTTGGTTAGATGCAATAGGATCAATTTTTTCTTGGGCCGAAAACTCAAGCCTAGTAGGAAGTCTAGTCCGTGTTGCCGCGGCATTTGGACTAATGCGATTTATTAATGGTCTTACAAATAAAAATACTACTACAACAGTTCCAGATAATCGTATTCAAATCCAACCTGCAACAGATAATAAAATTCCTGTTGCATATGGTGCTAGTTATCTTGGTGGAACAATTTTTGATATACAATTAACCAATAATAATTTAAGTTTATGGACAGCCATAGCCTTATGTGAAACTACAGGTAATTTATATTCAACAGGTGCCGCTAGTCAAATACATATTGATGCAATTTATTTAGATAATAAACTTATTACCTTTGCTAGTGACGGTACTACTGTAGACCATACTACAGATGATACTGGGGTTATAGATTATAGGGCACAAAATGATTTAGGTATCTACTTGTACCAAGGTAATAGTAGTAGCCCCATGTTGCCAGTACAACCTGGTACTACAACTCCTATTTCCGGTACTGTACCATCAGCGGCTTATAGTATTATGCCTGGATGGAATAATACTTACATGGCGGAAAATATTGTTTTTGCCATTGTTAAATTAAATTATGATCAAAGTAAAGGTATTAGTACAATTCCTAACTTAAAATTTCATGTGGTAAACACCATGAGTTTGCCTGGAGATTGTTTGTACGATTATATGACTAATGATCTTTATGGTGCAAGTATTAATCCTAATTTAATTAATACTTCAAG